TTCCACTCTGATCAACAATTGGAATAAATCCGTTTGCAGCAGTAGTTGGGTTTGCTTGTCCTGCAACCAATCCTGGTGCAATACTCATCATATCGGTATAATATCTACCGCCAATTATATCAACATCTCCACCAAGACCACCTTGGTCTCCAACAAACAATCTATATCCTTTATCACCGTGAGTTCCTACACCATCAGTAAGTGCTAATTCTCCGAAATTTAAAGCACTAGGAGCTGTAGTTCCCGTCGATCTTTTTACCCTTACAATACTTGCCATGACTTAGAAACTTCATCCGTTGATGTCCAAATTCTGCGTTGCCCCTGGAGTTAATTCTAATGTTGCATCCCACTTTCCAGTGGTACTATTATAAACAAGTACCATACCATTTTCCAATGCCGAAGCATTAACGTCATTCAGACTACCCAAAGCCATAGACTGACTTCCTGCAATTGAGGAAACAACCTTGACAGCATTTTGCTGCCCTACTCTGACTTTAATATCTGCCATTATTGTGTCACACCTTGTCTAACCAGGACAGACCCTTCAACAACTCTAGTTACGGTATTACTACTATCAGTTATTAACACATCATATACGTACCTACCTTCCTTTAAAGGTGTGGTTTGAGTTGTAGTAAGTCCGACTTTAACTGTTCCAGCATTGATATTCAAAACAGCACCATTTAAATCGGTATACGAAGAACTACCAGGATGCTTTCGCATATGAGCTCTAACAGTATATCCACTCAAATTTAAGACAGAGTTTGAACCACTATCTTCTAATGTGAATGTTTGTGAAAACGTAGCACCAGTGTTTACAACAAGATTGCTAACATAAACAGCTGCCATTTATATAAAATCAGGATCTAAAGTATATTTATACTCTTACAAAACTGTTCTATTAACAATTTCTTTAAGTAGGCTTTTAATTTCATCAATATCTGACTTCATCCTATCCAATTCTTCCTTTTCAATACGTTTTTTGGATTTTGTCTGAATATATTGAGAATACCCAACAGTATCAGTACTAATTATAGCACCAGAATTTTCATCTCTATACAGATTCTTATATCCTTCAACAGGAATCATTATGCTAATGCTAGAACTCTTAAATCTTGAAGTTTAGGTGGATTTGCTTCATCTGTACCACTAAAGACAATCTTGATTTGGAATCCAAGGAATTGATCTAGATTATCAGCAGTAAATTGATACTCATTAAATTCACCTTCACTACTTCCTCTAATAAATGCATCAGATAATCCACTATTGCGATTTACATCAATAATAGAATCACCAAATCCATCACCGTCAGTATCTTCCAAATTGTCATATCCAGGGAAGAGTTCCCATGCCTGTTCAATTTCTGCAGAATCTGATCTAATTAACTGATATAAAACCCTAAAGTCAGAATCTTCTTTTCTATGAGCAGCGACAAAAACTTTTAATGACGTTGCAGGTTGTTTTAAATCAACTACTTGAGAAATATATGCAGCTGCATGAGGATCTCCAGTTCTTAAATTTACACGACCATCAGTTGCATAATCATCTATAGGTTTATTAAGTCTACTTCTCTCCAATATCATAGATATGCCTTGTTTAGTATCTACTACTGGAGAAGTACGATTATTATCTGAAGTAAATCTAAGAGCACATGTTAATGATCTATTTTTTGGTAAACTTGATAATCTAGTAGTTTCATTAATTTCAGAACAAACTAAACGTGTTGACTTTAATTTATTAAACTGATTAATTTCAACATTTTCATATCCTTGGTCTTGGAATGAAATTTCACTACCACCAGCACTAGTACCAGAAACAGTTCTCAATTGTGCAGAAACTGCTGTACCTTCGCCAGGAGTTATTGTATTAAATTGTGGGATAATTCCATTGAATTGGAAGTTCTGTGAAGCAAATATATTATCACCACCAAGAGATTTCTCATTAGTAAATGAAATTAATCCATCTCCAGTATCTCTACGATTATCTGCAGCCCAAGATAGTACTGCACGATCAATCTCCAAATAATACTTATCAATATCACTAGCATTCTTAAGAGTTGCATTATTAGAAAAATTATGATTAGTGTTAATACCAGTCAATGAAATCCCATTTAATTCATACTTTTTAGAAATAGCTCCAACATCATGTTGTCTTGGAAGAGTACCTTCACAACCTCTGGTCGCAATACCTAATACTCCATTTCCAATACTATTATAGTACATAACTTCACTGGCAACTCTTACATATCCAAATGTAGTATTACCTATACCATTAAATGTGGCATATGGAGTTGTATTAGCAACACCCAAATTACCTGTTTCACTAATACTAAAATCAGTAGTTATAAGAATAGGAGCAGTATTTGGTTCAATATCAGATAAAGTGACTAGATTATTATCTGCCTCCATACCATGATTATATTGAGTAACCTCAATAACATTACCAGCATACAAATCACTTATTACATTTGAAGATGTAATATTTGTATTAGCATAAGCAACTGCTGTTCCAGCATTATTGAAAATAACTAGATCTTGACCAGTTGTAAATGCTTCTCCTTGAACATTAGTTAGATATAATGTATCAATCTTATTAACTCCAGTAACTGTCAATACAGCACCAGCACCTTTATCTAAAGAAGATGTAGTAATTCCAATAGTATCACCGACTTTGTATCCATTACCATCAACAGCAATAGCTGCAGCAGTAACTACACCACTACCATTAACAGCGACGTTGAATGTGGCACCAGTTCCATTACCAGTAATTGCATAAGAAGTACATCCATTAGTTGTTGCACCAGTCTTACCATATCCTTTACCACCATTAGTAACACCTATAACATTAACTGGACCCCCAGTATTTTCAATATTCCCCGTAATTCCTGGCTGAGTTCCTTCACTAACTTTGGCACCAATAGGTATTAATGCTTGCATATCAGAATTAGTTACTTCATCAATTCCAACTTTTAATTTTCTAGGTAAAGTCTTAATTGAATTTGGAAGTAACCTTGGTACTACATTATTTCTCTTTCCAAGTGATGGGTTATAGAAATATGCAGATCCAGCATTAGAAGTAAATTCTGCTCTATAAAGCTTGAATTTCATATCCTCAAATTGACTTGGAGACCAAATCGTACCATTCTGAGACTTGAATAAACTTCCACCAACATACTGACGTGTAACCATAACACTTTCAGCATCAGGTAAAGTTGTTGTATTTACAGTTCTTTCACCCATCTTAGCAATCCATGACTCATACATGTCTGATGATGGAGCAAGAAGTACTATTGCATATTCACTATCTGGTTCTAACCAAATTGGTGATGGGAATTTAACATTGGTTGCAACTGTTCCATCTGTAGATATATTAACCTGAGATGGTTCTAAAGAAACTGCTGCGAATTCTTGAACTAATGTAGATGTTGGTGTTCCCAATTCTACTGTTCTTACTTCTACTCTTAATTTCTGTGATGGATCTTTACTTGCAAGGAATAAATCAACAGCTGTCAAGAAACTTCCAGAATCTGAATCAGTTGTAAATGATTGTGCAAGAGGGTCACACCTACGTGGTGGTGGGGGCGGTGCAACGACTCTAACGAGAGTTTGACTATAAGTATCTACTATTCCACTTGTGCGGTATGTAGTCTCACCACTACTGATTAGAAGACTTCCTGGTAATGGTACAGCATTTGAATCACTTGACGTTAATTTAAATGATCTAGTACCAGTCCTAAATCTTAAACTTGGAGGTGGAGTCGCTAATGGATTTCTAAACCAGAATGCTCCAAATAAATCACCAAATGTATCTGCAACTAATTTAACTTCAGAAATTGTTGCTTGAGCACCACTAGAAGATCCAACTAAAACGGTTCCTTTCTCAACATATCCAAAATATTGTCCTTGAGCTTCTTCTACTAATGATGCCACATCTACATTAACAACTGTAGAAGATGCTGCATATGAAGTAGGTAAATTGATTGAAGTATTATATGGATTAGCATTAAATGTTGTTGCTGGAGATAATGCTGGTCCTGTTTTATGATTTGGTTGACATGTTCTAAACGATGCAACTAATTGGGAACCATTATATGCCTCTATAGTTTCTCCATTTGAGAAAATACCAGTATTCATTGAAACTTCTAGAAGTTTAGGTACAATGTCAATACCTTTGGATCCATCAAAGAATGGATAGAATTTAGCAACAGGTCTTAATGCGTTTGCACTAAATGCAACGTTTCTAGAACGAATATGTGTATCTGGAGCACTACCAATCTGAACAGTATCAATATATTCACCAACAAATCCACCTCTTTCACCAGTAACAGTTCTTTCACCACCATCAACATAAACATTTCTAACCCAAGTATCTGCAGATGGATTTAATTCTATAAATCCAATATACTCAACCATATTAAATGGGTTTACATTTTCTACCCTAGATGCTAATGGTTGTTCAATCCATCCAGATTCAGCATACTTAAGTGTTATTAAATCTCCAGTTTTTTGTAGATTTGCATCTAATAAACCAAGATTAGATGAGAAATCAGCAGTTAAAGAATTAATATCAGGAGATAATGCTAATTCTGGTTTAAGTGTAAAGAAATCCAGAGGAACACGTAATTCCTTTTCATCAGTTTTAATATCACATTTACAATCTACATTACCAATATCTAATAAATTATTATTTTTAAAATCATCTACAAAAAATCCAGTTTTAAATCTAGAAAGACCATCTGCATCCTGAACCTGTAAAGTCTTAGTATCAAGTTCCAGAAGACTTAATGAAGTAGTTACTTCTAAAGTTTCAACTCTATCTTCGATACTACCAATATCTCTCATAGTATATCTTCTATTATCAACCATAGACACTGTTGCATCATCTGGATCATAAAGATATGCTGGCAAACTAATAGATGCCACATGCATAGAATTATCAATAGTTGATGGTATTCTTGGCTCTAAAGAAGAAACACCCTTAATTATTTCAAATTTACCTCGTTTATCACTAGCAGTTCCATCTTCATCCAATCCTGGTGTAAGAACTAGTTTATCAATTCTTGGTAGATAATAACTCATACCAAGAACAGAAGCTTCACCTGGAGCAACAACTAGTGGTGGAGTTGATCCAGTAGTTCCAAATTCTCTACTTTCCCATGCAAATGGACTTGAAGCCGTTGATATCCAATTCTGAACTCTTGGTCTAAAATCAATAGTATCTGATGCCCTAAGACCATTCTTCAAATGTGGAATATCATTACCAAATCTTTCATCATCATAAGATGCAACTGTATATACATCCCCAGTATCACTAGATGGAACCTGATATTGATTATATACAACTAATAATTGTCCTGTTGGTTCTGCAAAAGAACTCTTTCTAGTTATTCTAGAATAATCATAAAACTGTTCTCTCTGTCCTTTATCAAGATCATATCTATTTGTGATATTTAAATAACTACCTAAAGTTATATTGATCAAATTACTTACAATATTTGACTCATCAAATGTGACAGTTTCACCAATAACAAATTTTCTATCATTCAAATATGCAATTTCAACTTGAGTTGCAGTATCTCTAGAGGTAATTTGAGCAACTGCACCACTTGTAGATCCAATAACTTTTTCACCAAGAATAGAATTATTATTTAATCCCAATCCACCAACGAAGATTAATTTATCTAAACTAGGAGCTATAGTATCTAATGACTCATATATACCAACAACATTTGCAACATCTGGAACATTTAAAGATATTTCCTTATCTTGAACTCTAAGTCCATAAAAATTATTCTCTACTAATCCGTTTGCAACTGTAGACACACCAGTAATAGTACGGTCAATAGCTTTCTTTTCACTTCTTACAAAAACCTTTTGTCTATTTTGAATAGCATCTTTTCTAATTGTAGTATTAACAACAACACTAGTTTTACTTGCAGCACAACCCTTAAGTGTTACTGTTGTTCCATTATTACTTAATACAAACTGATCACTAGTTAAATCTTCGGTAGTACCATCATTATAATGAACAGAGTATCTTTCTGCATCAAATGCAGAGTAGAATGCACTCGATATACCTGATGGTATATTAAAGGTCATTAGACCAGCACCATTAGTAGATTGTCCAGTAAGTGCTTCTGTAACCATTAAGGTAGAATTAGTCAGATTTACATCTGAAATATTTGGAGTTCCTAATGGTGCATAAAGTCCAGAATCCTCACCATTAAGAAGAACAGGACTCATGACCCTAAATGGTGGACTTACAGTAGTAGTAGGTAATCCACCATCAGTAACACCAGCAGTTGTAGTGATTCCAGCAAGAGTCATTGATAATCCATCTGCTGCGACTTGAACCACTCTGTTGTATGTTTCTAACCCATTATGAGCAGCATCCATAATTGGATATGAAATAATACTATCCTTTCTAATACCTAAGAAATTCTTTCCTTGAGCAGTAACAACTCCTCCTACATTAATAGAAATTTCGTCAGTAGCATTAAATCCTGGAGCAATTGATTGTTGAAGTACAGTATCAGCACTAAAATCTATACTATATCCAGAAAATGCGGATGAATCTTGATAAACAGATTTAATATCTGATACTTCCCAAACTTTTACTGCTGAAGTACTTCTAGTAAGTGTTGGATTTTCATTGATTACAATCTGTTCTCCTTCAACAAAGATACCAGAAGTTTGTGATAAACCAATAGTAGTTCCACCACCACCAGAAGAAATAGCATAACCCGTAGCACCACTACTTACACCTCTAACATATGAAGATGTTGGTAATTCTGCATTGGATAATGCTGAATTTACAGTTAATGATGTATAAGTTTGAATATCAAAAAGATATAAATCCCAAGATGTTGCTGCATTAGTATATGCTGCATCAGTTACACCAAATGAATAAACCCTAGCCTTTCCTATTACACTAGAACCAGATGGTCTAGAAGTTACATGAGTAGTATCTTTTCTATAATTGGTTAACTCAACTGTATTAGCATTACTATCAACACCAATAAATGGAGTACCAGAAACGTTATTAACTCTTAATAAATTACCTACACTGAACGGAATATTAGCCCTATCACGGGTTTCTATATCTCTTGGTTTTGAAACATCTAATATTGATGTTCCATTTCTATTAACTTCCCATCCTTGAACAAATGCTTTACCTGGAGAAACCTTATAGCACATCAACTCATCACTAGGAGTGTTTCCTTGATCTGTTGTCCTATCTGATGAGAAAGCACCTTCATTAGATATTCCATCATCTAATGACTCTACTGGTTGAATAGTAAATGGTTCTACCGTATAATTTCCAGATTCTTTAAATGTTCTTCTAGCAAACTCTTTACCAATTTGTGAATATATTGACTGGTTTTGTAATTTTTTAATTACACCATCTTCAATCTTAACTAATTCTACAAATGTCTTATCATCAAAATCATTCAAAGACTTTTTGATTAATGTAGTAGAAATTTTTAATCTATCAGCACCAGGTGCTGCATAATTAGAAAATCCTCTTGCATTATCATATAAAGAAGAATCATCTTTAGCACTAATGAGTTCTTCTTGAATGTTTAATCCAATTCTATAAGATGGTAAGTTGGCATATGGATCTAAAACAAGAGTATCTTTAGCAACATCTACAAAAGTTCCTCTAATGAAATAAACACCTTCACCAATACTTACAGCAGCACCAATAGCACATGCATTATCAGCAGCAATAGTAGCTACAGTATCTCCAATATTGATAGGAGTATTTCCATATATAAACGCATTCTGAGTTATAAGAACTTCACCATCATCTAGAGTTCTTATAATATTATCCGAACCAGCATCCAAATAACTTACATAAAGTGTTAAATCAGTAATATCTGTACCATCTGCAGGTAATGCATAATCACTTACGGTGACAACAATTCCAGAAGTTTGTCCTTTTAGTCTTACACCTTTTAACTGTTCTGCATATAATGATACTGGAATACCTAAATGATCTGCTTCTACCTTTACTGAATGATAATCTGTATCTATATTAACATTACCAGGGATCACCATTGATCCTTCTTTAAACACATGACTACCAAAAGACTCAACTTGATTCTGCAACATAGATTGCAGAGTAGTTAATTCTCTAGCCTGTACTGGTTGTCCTGGCTTAAATAATACCTTGTAATAATTATCTGCCTTATCAAAATCATCGTAATAAGGACTTACATTTAAATTCGTCTTTTGTGGCATTAGAATTCCAGAATGATTTTAACGTCTTCTTTTTGTCGAGTGTTTCGAGCAATCAGAGCTCTATTATCTAAGTAAATAACTTCGCCTGATCCTTTATTTATCTCAGGACTAGCAAGTCCATTTGCAAAATTAACACCCAGACTAATAATTTTATTATTTACGGTTGTAATACCCACATTAAAGTTTGTATCTACAGCACCATTTCCACTAGGGAAATTTATTTGGTTTGCATTAGACTCAAAAGGTAATACCTTACCAGAAGTAGAAACTCCAACATAATCTGTTTGATCATGTGATGTTGCATTATAATAAAGGTTTCTATCTTGATAATACTTAAGAACTAAAGTTTCTGAGTCATATGATGCAACATATCCTTTAGCAATACCAGCAGTATTGTTTTGAGTAATTAAATTACCCGCAACAGGAGCAGTTCCAGTAATACTTGATAATTTAATTGAATTCAATGAAGAAAACTGATTATCAGTAAATGTTACTGCTGATCCAGCAACAGTTGGATTCTTTACAATACCAATCTGAGAGAATTTAGTATCAATTGGGAAATCCTTATCTTTATCATCAAATCTAGCATAGATTAGAATCTTATCAGTTCCTAATTCTTTGTAAATATCAGATCCATGTCCTTTTGATGGAGGAATAATTGGAATTAACTTTGCTGCTACTGATGCAGTAGAATTAATCCTACCCAGATCAACAAATCCCCAAGTATAATTTTTACCACCAGATGACACAATTGCACTGGTTATTTTTCCACTAACAACATCTACAACAACTTTACCACCAGTACCATCTCCAACAATGTCAAATTCTTGACCCAATCCACCAGAATATCCAGATCCTTGATTTTCAATATAAATCTTTTTGATTTGATTATTATTTACAGTTGAATCTGCATTATCACGAACTGATTGTATTTGAGACTCAGTGCTAGTTGTCCATTGATTTGGAACAGTTATATATTCAGTAGAATCAAATTTTATAATATCACTAGGAGAAACAGTAAACAAATACTTCCAAAGATATCCATCTCCACTACTACCACCAGCAGATGGTTCTAAATCAGTAAATAATGGTTCATCCTGAGTTGCATTACCTGTAACACTAATTCCTGAAGATCCATTATCAATACAAACATAAACATTGTAATTTTTATTCATTACATAGTAGTTTGCATCATAAAGTCTAGAAGCTTGTGTTATTGGTGCAGGATATGTTCCACTATAATCATGACGATACATTTCATATCTTGTTCCCTGTGTCCAATCCGTTCTTCTTATCAATCTTCTAATATTAGCAGCACCTACCTTCTTGCCAAACATTAAAGTATCGGCAGTATGATTTACGATGTCAATACTATCTGTTGGGTTCGGAATATTAGTATCCCAATTAGCGGTTCGACCAAAACCAACCATACTTGGATTTGTTAGTCCTAAAAACACATAATAAGCATTTGCAGAACTTTCTACAGTTTCTACAAAGTTATTTGCGTTTAAAATCCTAAATTGATCTGTTACAATGGCAGCCATATTATTAGCTTTTTCCTATATTTATACTAAGTTAAAGATTCTTTCTTAAAGGACCATTATTTCGGAGTCCAAATCCTCTTCGTTGAATCGTTGGGTATGTAGATAGACCAGATTGTCCATTAGTAAATCCAGTAACTCCCAACCCAATTGGGGGAACTCCTGTCCTAGTAAATCCTGAGAGTTTACCCCATGAGAACTTACCAACTGGACGTGTACCCTGAGTAGATAATCCGACTACAGGAGAATCAGAATGTACATTACAAGTAATAATACCTACATTAGTATCAAATTGAGATACTGTGTATACATTATTTAAGAATGTAGTTCCTGTACCAACCACGTCATCGTTATTGGTATATATGGAAGTTACTCCTGTGCCGATAGTTGTATCACAAATATAAATTGGTTGGTTACTTGTTAATGCAAAAGAACCACCAACAAAGAATTTAACTGCTAATGCAGTACCAACACCAACAGAAGTTGTAATTCCAGTAATAATACCACTAGCACCTTCAAAAGTACTTATAGTAGTAACAATCTCTGATGAGAATGTAGGTGCTTGTGCAATTACTTGTGGTGGATGTGCTTGTGAATATCCAAAGCCAGGATTGACTATAGATGATCCTGTAACAACACCATTTGTTAATGAGAGTGTTGCAGTAGCAGTTGATCCAATACCAGTTACAGTATTTGTACCATCAGGAACAAATGTAGTTGTCATACCAACCGAGAACGGATTAGCAATTTTAACAGTTACTGTTCCACTATATGCACTACCTCCACTAACAATATCTAATGAACTAATTGTTCCATTAGTAGCTACTATTGCAGTAATACCAGCAGCAACTGGATTTGATCCATCAACAATTAATCCACCAGCACTATCAACTGTTATATTACCAGCAGTTTTCTCATATCGGAAGAATTTTAATGCATCATCATCAATCCATACAAAATCATCAGTTGATTTGAGATCACCAATAATTCTTGCTGTTGGATAAACTTGTGCCTCAATAGAATCTCTTGCCTTAGAAACTAAATCACCATTAATCGTTCTATCTACTTTCTGTTTAGTCCAAGATAGTGGTTTATAATTATCTACATCAACACCTTGTTTGGAATATAAATTTGTTTCAATAGTATCAGATGATGTAATATCGTAGATAGTTCTAATATCCTGATTTGTAGTAGTACTAATTCCATTATGCTTGAATATTTGTACACTATCACCATTTTTCAATGAAGGTACAACATCAGTAACAGTAATACTATCAACATCATCAGTACCCTTATAGAAGAATACTGCAATATTATCATCAGCATCTGGTGCTTCAGTGAATATAAATGAAGTTCCACCTTCAAAAGTATATGATTCACCAGGTATTTGTAAAATACCATTTACAAATATCATCAATAATGCCTTTGGATCAATTAATGATGATTGTGGATCTAATTCATTAATTTCAAAACTTAATAAACTTCCATTATAGTTAAGTGGGAATCTTACTCTAATTCCATCTTGAAGATCTTTAATAGGGTCAATATAATCAAATTCACCAAAGTTCCAAGAAGCATACGAGTCGTTAAAGATTTCAAGAACTTCAAGTTCAAAATCATCTCTAATGTGTGTAAGTGATCTATCAGTTACAACTCCAACAGGTCTTATAATATCACCAACTTCAAATGAATACCCAGGATTTGTAATTCTAAATGTCTGGACATCATTTAATGTTGCAGAACTAACTGTTCTTGTAGCTGGTAATTGAGATGCGTTGTGTGTATTAACTACTGCAGTCACGATTCCAACTAAAGTTGTAATTGAAGATTGAACATTTGCACAATTGCCAGAATCATAGGTAATAGTATCATCAAATACTTGTGTTTTAGTAGTTAAAGCAACATCAGATACACCAACATTTACAGTAAATGTATTGCCAGAAGTTGCTGCAATAGCAACATTCGTATTATGTACAGGATCAGTTGATCTTGGATAATCATGATTAGTTCCATGATTGTCTCTATCACAAGTGAATCTTAATGAACTTGTAGTAATTCTAACAAGATTAGATGCTTTTTGTACTGCACCTGTAGTTGCAGTTTTAAAGGTATGTGCGTATTGATTATTTGCTGCAGGTACACCAACATCCACAGTAAATGTATTAACTGTTGTTGCCGCAATAGAAACCCAAGTATCATACTTAGGATCTGATCTTCTAGGATAAGTATGCTCTGTTGCATGACTATCTCTAGCACAAGTAAATGTTAATGAATTTGGAACAATCTTAACTAAATCTCCAGCATGGAATCCATGTCCACTAACTGTTAGTTGCAAATTACCAGTTGTATGGAAGTAAGATGCAGCAGTTGGTGTATGTGTAGATGGTGCATGAACTGGATATTTGTTATTTGGAACTGTTAGTACCAAATCTCCTGTAGATGCATCATAAGTTGCTGCAGTAGGTGTAGTTGAACCAACTGCGACTCCTCCATCATCTCTAATAGAAATACCACCTGCTATAGGAGCACTAACAAATGTATGTGCATATTGTGCGCCAGTTGCTGCAGAAACCTTTACATTCCTGATGGCTTTATTTGCCATAGTAGCAGCTTCTCTAAATGCATATATTACCTGCGCTTCTTCACCAGTAACAGGTGCTGGAGTAGAATAAACACCATTTACAAACAGATTCGCTGCATCATAAGTCTTATCATTACCACCATATCTCAAGTTATAAGCTACTGCTTCAAGAACATCTACAACATCATCAATACAATCCTGCTCAGTAAATCCAGATGGGTAATTATATGATGTATACTTATTCTTCATTCTTCTTGCAGCAAGATCACCAATAAAGAGTTTATTCTTTTCAATCAAATCTGCTGCATCGGCAAATTTATTATCAGTTCCAATTCCAATAGATGGTCCCATTCCCAGAGAAACTGATAATCCAATACCTGTCGTAGATGTATTTCCTAATCCACGTCTATAAACACCTGTTACTGGAAGACTTTCATAACTTGGTTGAGGTACAATTGCTTTTGGTTTTGTATATCCACTACCAGCACTATTAATGACAAATCCTGTTATTGTTCCACCAGCACCAATGTTTGCTGTAATTTGTGCAGCAGATCCAGTATGTCCACCTGCTTTTCCAACATTAACCGAAAGTGTATTTGCATTTACTACAGTAATTGCTAAGTTTGCATTACCACCAGCTGGATCAGTTGATCTTGGATAATCATGTCTAGTAAGATGTCCATCCTTAGAACATGTAAATGTTAGTGAATTTTCCACTAACTGTACATTACCACTACTTCTTCCATGACTAGGAATAGTTAAGGTCAATACACCAGTCTCAGAGACGTATGTTGCATTTGTAGGTGTAAATGGACCTCCTGTACCTGTTACAGCACCAGGAGCAGCACTAATGAATGTATGTGTATATGCAGGATCAGTTATTCCAATTGCAATTGTTGACTTATTATATCCAGATCCATAAGACCAGTTGAATGAATTAAGAGCACCAGTTGTTGCAATACCAACCGTAGTTATAGCACCAGAACCATTAATCTGTACGGTTACAGCAGCACCAACAAGAGGAGCAATACCCAATCCACCTGTAGATCCAACAGAAACAACTACACCACCTCTAGGTAGACTATTCTGATTCACATCAGCACTACTTATAACTTGCTTTCCACTGACAGCAGAACTAACTCCAGTGAAACTAACACTGGATATTCCAGAATGCTCAATGAACTCATAATTATTATCTGGGTTATTATCAGTAGATGGTTTTTGGAATATTCCATTTATTAATGCAATGGTGCTTCCAGTCTCAATACCAGTTGTATTAGCACCACCAACAGTAACTCTATAGGTTTGTCCAATTCCAGTAAAGGCTTCTGATATATCATCAAAAATAACGTTTTTACTATAACTATTTCTCAAATAAACCATTCCACCAAAATCAGATCTCAAAATATCAAGATTGGAAGCATCTTTCTGTGTATTACTACTACCTTTTGGTGATGAAGCAAAGTATATTGTAGTTCCAACAATATTAAAATCTCCATTATATAATCTAACTGTAGCATTATGATTATGTGTTGCAGGAGCAGATCCAACAAATCCTCTCTCTACTTCTACTAGACTTGCAGATCCTGTACCAGTAATAGGACCAAGAGCAGTAGTTCCTATACCAACAGAAGTAATCTGCATATACTCATTATCAATTTTTATAACATCTTCAGTTGTCATTGTTGCAATACCAGCAACTTCAAATATACTTCTAGAAGTTGTGATTGATGCACCATTATTTGTCAAAGTTGTAGTTACGGGTGTATATGCCAATGGTGCCTGAACAACATTATCAATACTCAATAAAGTCTTTTCAGATTTCTTACTCATTTCTAATTCATGAGCATTACCACCACCAATACTTGGGAAAGTTACTCCAGTACCAGAATTAGCATTTGATTGTGTTAATGCAAGTTTAAAGGTGTCTTTAGTTAATCTAATTGCATATACTTCAGTAGGTAAGTTAGTCTGAGATGCATGTTGCATATGAGTACCAGCAACACCTATGAAGGTTGAATTTGGTGTATATACTAATTCTTCACCAGTAGCAAAGAAATGATCATTAATAGTAAATATTCCAGTTACTGGATTTAATATAGATGTGTCTGCTGGATTAAATATCTTCTCAAAAATTGGAACTGTATTATGCCTTAATGGGAAGTCTTTTCTGTTGATTCTATCTCCATTTAATGCATTAAATCTGTATAATGATAATCCTTCATTAATAGTTCCATAAATGAGATCTGGAGCAACATTTAAATCATCATTTATTGTATAAACAACTTCACTAAATCTTTGAATCTCTAAAGGCTGTCCATTTACTTCAGAATCTGGTTTGAAATAATATTTAATTTTTCCTGATGCATAATTTGAAGTGAAATATCCCAATCCACCAGTACTTCCTATTGAAAGAAGTGGATAACTAGTTGTATATACCGAATCGTTATTATGAACTGTTAATAGTTGATGAACTGCACTTGTAGTACCAGAAGAAACTCTTATAATACTCTTAACAGTAGAACAAACATCAGAACTAATTCCTGTACTAATTGAGTAATTGGTACTTGGATTTGCAGCTGCAACAGTAAGATATTCAGCATCATATCTTAAAGATCTTTCATTACCATCTGATTGTCCAGATTGTTTAAATCTATAAGTTCCAATACCAGCAGAAGTTACACCAAAACCAACAATTTTAGATCTTACAAGTAATTCACTACCAGAAGTAGGGTTCTCATAATGTAATGATAAAACATTTGAAGCTAATTTAGAAGTTATTATTCCTATAGAAGGAGCAGAATATCCAGTATATTGTGATGTATCAGTATAATATTCGGCAATAAATGAGTTTGTACCATCATGAGTTACTACAACTTCAACTAAATTCTTTTCATTTGTAGTTTTATTAGTAACTTCAACAGAAGCAAAGTAAGATTCAACAGCAGTTGTAGCTCTTGAAATTAATTCTGCAGTTGATCCAATACCAACAGTAGCATTTACACCAGTAAGATCAACATATCCAATAGATTGTGTACCAATACCAGGTAAATCATTATTGAATGAATTCTTAACAACTTTTAAATCAAGGTCATCATTATATACATCTGTGGGTGTAAATCGTATAGTTCTATTATCAACATCATTAATTGTTGATAAAATTCCTATTTTTTCTGAGGAATTACTTACTGATCCTTTTTCAAGGACAAATGTATTTGTATTATCACCATATGTGATAAATTCAGTAGATTCAATATCATTAGTTTTTGGATTAATGATCTGAACTAAGAATCGTGAATAACCTTCTTCAATAGAGAAGTCAACATATGGATATTGTGTTCCTGCTTCTGAGAATAAAGGACTAATATTGTCTATTGTTAGGACTCTATTAGTTTTACATAATGTATAATTTGCTAATTTTTTAGTTTTGAATTCTACAAATTTAGATCTAGTTCCTAAAATATCAACATCTTTCGTCATATCAAAGGAATTGATAGTATCAACTCTATTCTCTACTATAAAATCACTTACTACCGTTGTTGCATTCGTATTAGCAGTAGATCCAACTCCTACAGAAGATGAAATACCAACATCAGCAAAATTCTTAAGTCCACTTGTATGAAGTAGTCTATTAACTGGATTAACTAACTCATCATATGTAATTGGACTCTTAACAGTATATGATAGATTCTGATAGTAATCATTATCAGGTATTACCTGAAAATCTTGATTTAATTTACCAATATCATCACTCCAACCATAATCCTTTCTTAAGGAATAATCAACATCAAATCTAGCATAATTTTTAATTATTTCATTAATAGTAGCAATAGATCCACTAAAAGCACCTAATATTTTTTCACCAATTGATAAATTATATGTCCCTTTAACTTTAATAGTATTAGTAACACTTTCTGTTACTTTTAAATCAACTTTATTATATTGACTGTTTGTAAGTACTAAAAGATCTTCACCAACAGAGAACTTAGTTGGAACTTGAGATGACTTAAATCTAGGATATTCGTTATAATTTACAAGAGAACCAAATCCATTCTGATTTGTTTTAGCAACTCCTACAATAGTTGTACTAATGCCCGTTGCTATTCCATTCATATTCCATTCTACTTTATCTGATGGACCAGATGAACTATATGCACTTACGGTAAAGAATTTGTACCCATAATCCTCAGAATTAAATCCACTACCAGCAATAAATGATTGCAATCCTTCTACAAAGATTTGATCTCCAACAGCAAATGGAGGACTACCAAAACCAGTAATAGGAGTAACTAAAGTACAAGTTGCAATACCTACGGTTCCATCATAATCAAGAGTCTTAACAGAAACACCATTTGTATTATTAATAGCAACTATTTTCTGTTCTATAGGAGTTAATCCTTTAGGTTCTTGAATAATATTAACAGAACTAACTGTAACACCATTAAGTTCTGCCTCTATTATTCCTGTAGAAGCTTTAAGTCCAGTTGTAGGATCTACAATGATTAAATCTGGCTCATTAGTATATCCACTACCACCATATGTTACATCTATTGATTTAATAGTATATGCATTTATTAAAGAGATTTTAGATGGAACAAAAGCTTCTGGTCTAAGAGTCTTGTCTGAAGAATATTCAAAACCCGGATCAATAATTCTAACATTACCAATTCTATTAATATTTTTAGATACTGCTAGAATCTCTGCATTTATTCCTTGTGTGGATCCAATACTTACAAAATGTGGTAGTTGATTATATCCAAATCCACCAAAATTCATCTTAAGACTATCAACACCACCAATATCTGTTAATGAATTAGTTGTATATTTTAAGTTCTCGGTATTTGTTTGAGTATATGAAAGTACTTCTGGAACTGCTCTCAATGAGACATTAAATGTAGTTGACCCAACACCAAATACAGAATATTTTCCACTATATGTACTATCAACATAATTAATTTGAGAATTATAAACAACTTCAGTGTCTGCAGTACTAATATATCCAGATTTCTCTACTGAGTAGTATACTCTAGCTGGATTAGTAGAGGAATATTTAAGGTTGGATGAAGTTCCAACTCCAACTACACTGAAATTATTAGTACTTCCTGTCGAAACAAATTCATTTTTAAAATCTGCATCATGGAAGAATTTAACATTATATCCAGTAAGAGAACTATCTGATGTGTCAAATACCAAATCATTGTTATTAACTACTGATATTGGTGGGTTAATTAATGATAATTCTTGAGCAGATCCACCAGTACTATTAAAGTTTACGACTGTTGGTGGGAAATTAACAACATCATAATGAGTTTTGGCCAATTGAATATTATCATCATCAATTCTATAAACATAATATGCTCCTTCAGATAATCCACTAACAGCAGTGTTTGCAGTATAGAAGACTTTATCTCCTGTTTTTAATCCATGTGCAGCAAGTGTAATCTGATTAGTTGTGGAATTAATACCAGCAGCAGCAAATGCTATTGGATTAACCAATAAATTCTCGTTTATGTACTTTAATCTAACAGATATTGAAGTACCAATTCCAACAGATTGATCAGAATTTGCAGTGATATGTACAATATCACTATTTGCCATACTATGTGAAGTAGTAAGAGTTACTTTTGCATCAATTTTTTGAACTTTTGCAGTTACTTGTGAATGATCAGATCTAATTAAATAATCAAATTCATTAGAACCCTTAGTATGGAAATATAGACCGTCTGTAGATGTTGTTAATCCAACTTCAGTAGTAACTCCAATATAATCTTTAGATTTTTTAATAACATAAAGAGTCTGATCTGAACCAGATATTGGTATACCAAATGCAGTACTACCACCAGTATTTGATACTTGTAAAGCTGAAGTACCTTTTGTAAATATTACTTTTTGATTGGTGTTAAATGGATGATTTGGTAAGTATATAGATTGTGCAGGTGTAGATGCAGCGACTTGTACTTCGCCTATAGTGTATGGACTTGTAGATCCAATACCAGCTATTGTACCAACACCAAGTGCTTGTGAAGGATTAAAGTATACTAGATCATTTACTGTTGACTTAAACTGCTTAGATTTTACTGGTAATGTAAAATAACTTGGAGTTAATTCTAAATCAGTAGACGATGTATGTGCAGCACCTACAACGCCTCTCATAACCCTTATAACCTTTCTATCATCAAATGTATTCAGAACTAGGAATTTCTCTGTCCCGATGCCTATACTACTACCTGCAGAGACATTAGGTGGTACATTAGAAACATAAATGTCAGTTATAATTCCTGCAGTTGCATTTGCAACAACATCTTTCGTTAATACGGTTCTATCTGTGGTTATTCCTATAGAATGTGTCTTTGTCAATCCTTTTATGGAGGTTGATACTCCAGAAATAGTTAAATTGTCATTTTTAAGGAATGTGTGTGATGTTGAAATATATCCAGATATTTGATTAGGATTATCCCAAACCATTACAACATCCTGGTATGTATCAATAGATGTTTGAATATTAAGAATTGATTTACCAGTTATAGTATTGACACTAGCATTTAATCCACCACCAATTCCACTAGCAGTGGTAAATTTAGCAATTTCACCAACTTTATATCCACTTCCACTTTCTATAATGTTAAATGAATCAACAGATCCTTTCTTAACAGACTCTACTAAAGAAATTTGTTCTATTGCTTCATTAGATTCAATTAAATAATCATTATCTGCATATTTGTCAGATACTTTATATGGGAATGTATTTCTAACTAAAGCCGATGATCCAAAATCAAAATTATTCTGATTAATTAAGAAATTATCACTAACTGGTTCGGATCTGTAGGAATTACCTATAAAATAAGGAAATTCTGGTAATCTACTAACACTGCTTATACCAGCAACATACACATAGGCTCCTTGTGGATATTCTGGAGTTTTGGTAAATATGCCATTATTTTCATCCAAATCACCAGAATTATCAAAGATATAATCCTCTACAAAGAACCCAGAATTAAATCCAGATGGTCTGTCACTAAGAATTCCACTAGCATTGATGTAACCACTCTCTAAAATCTTTATTGGAGAATTTCTATCAGATGGATCACTATGTCCATATGGTCCATAAATCGGATTTCCGTCATATGCCCATCCAATAATTGGTGAATGATCTAATCCAGTATCATTAAATTCACTATTACCAGTTACAGTAGAATATCCAACATATCCGTATTCTATGCCTTTATCAGTGTCTATCAATACAGATGTATCACCATTAAATTTATTAACTGTTAGTTTTCTAACATTAGAATCTATAATAGCACCAGATCCTGCGGCAATAACCTTAATATTTGTATTAACCTGAGTATAATTAACACCTGCATTGATTATTGTTACATCAGTAATTTTACCATTATTAATAGTTGCTCTTAGCTTGGCACCTATACCATCACCAACTACTTCTAGTAAAGGAGCAGATGTATATTCTCTTCCACCAAATTGAATGTCAATAGCAGTTATTGATCCACTAGTTGTACCAATGCCTATTGAATTATTGGTAATAATTGGTCTTAATTGTGCATCTTTACCGTTTTTAATGGTTATTGTTGGCTTTTTCTCAAGATTTAATACAGTACTACCATATCCAGTACCTCCATCATAAACATAAGTATCAATTATAGATCCTTGAACAACAGGAATTGCAGTTATTACTCCAACTGGACCAGAATATTCAATAGCTAAATTGAGTTCTACAGGTGGATACTCAAAATTCTGTAATCCACTTCCAATAGTCCCAAATTTAACATAATTCTTTCTTGTATAATTTGAAGTTATTGTGCCAGCAATTCCAGCATCAACAAGTTGAAACGCATGATCACTAACTTTAATAACTTTATAGTGATTACTGGTTGTTGTAATTCCAGTTTTTACTGTTAATCCAGAAATTCCTGTGCCACCAGTAGAATATAAAATATTCTCACCATCACCAAAACCATGATTTTCATAATTAACTGTTGATGTAATTGTAGAAATACCAGTCTCACCAACAATTAATTTCCTATTTGTATATCCTTCACCTGGATTTATTACTTTAAGTGAATATAATGTATTTTTATCTTCATACAGTCTAAATTTCTGAGTACCAACATTGGTAAATGATGTGAATCCAACTGTATTAATTCCAGTATTATAGTCATTAAGAGTTGGGAATAACTTAATAGTGCTTGAATTAATTACTTTTGGCCAATATACTGATCCAGATTGTAAATATTTGTTTTGATTTGCATTATTACTAATTTCTCCAATACTAACAGAATCACTTCCATTATTGTTGTAAATTAAAGCCTGTCCATCTGCTAAATTATGCTGACCTAAGAAAGTTATTGTATCATCAGTAAGATCAACACCACCACCTTGAATACTTAAACGAGCATCAAAGAA